CATCAGATTCATCTGGGTATCGAAGCTGATAGGGGGAGCCTGTTGGGGAACCGGCTGAATGTCGTAGGGTAAAATCTGCCCCGGTGTGATCCTCAAGTTGCCGGCGTTGGGAATCTCTCTGGCTGTACGGTAGAGCGGACGATTGTACATCGTCATACAGTCGTTCTTGGAATTAAGGAGCTTGCACAGCTCGCTCTCAAAAACGGCAACCTGTTCAACCACTCCCCGGCTGCTGTAGTAGCCCGGATCCTTGACTTCGTAAGGGAAGGCTACAAAGGGGGGTTTGCCGTGATTGTAGGGGATCTTCATTACCGGCCTCAGATCCAGATCCGGCTGTGTTGGGCTGAAGGTGCAAATCCGCCACTCGCCGCTTTCCTCGCAGCGATAATAAACTTCCCAGACTATGACCTTCCCCTTGCTGTCAAAGGTCAGTCCTTCGCGCTCGTACTTAATTTCTCTGGTTTCCAGATCCCCCGTATCCTCGTCCAGTGTGCCAATGATCTGCTCCAGCACTTCGGGGTCTTGGTTTAGTGTCTTGTTCCTCCTGTACGCCTCCACTGAGTAGGTGCTGATCTGTGTGATTCGATCAGCAGACTCCAAGTCTCTGGTGTAGGGGGGAACAACAAAATGCTGAGGATCCACAGCATAATAATCGAGCTGCTTCTTGCCGTGATTCCAGATCACCTTGAGGATGCCGGTTCCGCTGACCAGTGTGCCATCAATCACACTGAGCACCTCTGTCTCCAGATTGCTCCTCTGCTTTACTCGGTGATCAAACCACTGAGCCGCCGCGCTGGTGAGCTCGGCCACTTGTGGGCCGCTTGGGATAAAGCTGGCTATCAAGTCAGTAGCAAAAAGCTGCTGAAAGTAGTGCGGCTTTAGCTTCTCAATAATTGAGTCGCTGAGCGGGAAGTGTGCGTCTGATGCAGTCGGCCACGGCTTGCTCTTTCGGCGTAAACCGTGATGCCGCATTTCATAAAACATCCTCTGGCGTGTATCCCAGAGGCTCCGATCTTCCAGATCTTGAAGTACGCTTGCGTTTAGTCTGTCTCTCTGCATCTCAGTCGGATCTCACCAGCTCGCCCCCATCATCATCATCGTCATCTTCGTCGTAATCCTCCTCTTCATCTAAAGCACCTGTCGCCTCCAGACCCAAATAACCGGCGTGCATATACAACATCCCAACTATTGCCGGGAGATTCATATCAAACTCACCTCGATACCGCTTGATCAACGCCTCCAGAGCTTCTCCGAAAGCATCGGTCTGCTCATTTAGGGACATATAGGACATAAAAAAGCCGCCTCCCAGAAGGGAGACGGCTCCACAGATATGTTGCAACCGTTAAAAGGAACTATTTAAGCGGCCACAAAGCCGGAGGTTGCACGCTTTTTAGGGGATACGCAACAGTGGTGATCAACTATCCGGTGAACCTTCTCTTTTAGGTCGAACAATGTGCTGTTATTGGTGAGCCTATAGTCGAACCCCTCAAAGTCATCCAGTAGGTTCTCGGAGCTGTGGGCATCCTTTAGGCCGGTTTTTCTCTCCACTCTGATCATTATGCCGCCGGCCTTCTTCACCAGCTCGGCCTCGTTTGGATACCTTACGTCTGTGATCACAAGCACCTCTCTGCCGGCTATTGTTTTCATCTTGGCCAGCATTTTATCCAGCCAATAGCTCTCCCCATTGTAGTGCCGGCGGAAGTCTGCCCCCCACCACTGAAGCATCGGCCTGAAATGCTCCTTATGCTCCTCGATGTGATCCACCTCAACCCCGGTAACATCTGCAACCTCCTCCTTTATTTGATCACCAAAGGCTGCTCGCAGGGGGTGGATCCCCTGCAACTCCTTAATCAATCTGTAAATCGTATCCTTACCGCTCCTCTTCTTGCCGGAGATACCAATGATCACTTGCTCCCCCCTCTCTCGATCTCGTACTCCAGATCTATAATCACGCCGAGAGCGTCCTCTACAAACTTCTTGCCGCTGGGGGAGCTTCCGGCTGCATCACTAAATCCTTGGGGGTTCTCATTAACCAGTATCCTCGTGTTGTCCAGCTTCACTGGGGTTCTGCATCCAACGCCTGAGACGCTTGCGCTTAGAAGTACGCCGATCAACAGCCTCCTTCTCCAAGTTAGTTTTTTCGACTTTTCTCGCATAACTAAAAGCTGCCTTTAAGATCTCCAATATCGCTCTAATTATCCCAATCATTCCAAGCTGATCCCCATCTGGTTGCGTATGTTATTCTCGCCGGAAAGTTCGAGCAAGCCCTCACTAAATATATCCTCCAAGGTGGCGGATCTTGGCCCCTCCTCATACAAATGCCGGCTGCTGTAACTCACCGCCATAACCAGCGCGTCCGCTCTGTCCGGGCTACTAAATCCTCTGGTTCTGCATTCCGCTTTGCTCTCCAGATTCAACTTGCCGGTTTTTGTTGTTGTCACTCTCCGGTTGGTAAGCTGTGCGTGCAGGATCTCATCGTCCGGTATAATAATATCCGCCTTCTCAATCTGTCTGGCTGTCGTAAACCACATCTCTGCTGACCTGTTGGCAAACCGATCCGGCTCGTGCGCCCTGCTTCCCAGATTGATCATATGCAGCGGCCAACCCATCTCCTCCAGTTGCTGTGCCATCGGCAGCCCCAAGCCGCCGGCATCACAGAAGATCTGTTGAGGCTTTAAGCCGGCCCTTTCAAACTCCAGTGCAAACCGGCCACAGGCTGCCATAGTGTTCTTGTCGCGCCAGCTCAGCAGCTTGGTGATCCGGTTGCCGTCCCGAATGCAAAGCACGTTCTCATCCGCCCCAGCCGCAAAGTCACAGGCCGCTACAATCTCTCCCTTCTCCTTCCTAGGGGGGTTCTCCAGACAGTGCATCAAGCTCTCCCAAGGGATCACGGTGCTCTCCCCACTCTCCTCCATAAACTCCGCCCGTATCATCGAGGCAATCAACGGATGACTAGCTCCCCACTTGTCTATCTGCTGATCCACCCAGCCACCGGGGGAGCTGTCTATGTGATCACAATCGTAAGCCGTGACAGTGTGCAGCTCCCAATGATCTTGCTCCTTGGAGAAACATTTGTAGAACTGGCCCTTGCAACCGCCGGGAGAACTCATCACCAGCACCCTGTTGGGCTGACATCTCTCCAAGGCCATAAAGATCTCATCCTTCACCGTCTTGGCCTCATCAATTATCATCAGCAGATTATCGGCGTGCCACCCCTCAAACCTACCGGGATCGTCCGTACTAAACCCAATCACTCGGCTGCCGTTTGGTGTGCTCAGTTCTGTCTGGTTGATCTGGATCCCCAAGCCTCCAACCTTCCGCGCCAAGCTCCTTATCGTCGGCCACATCTGTTCCTTGACTTGCCGGTAGACTCCGCTGGTCGTGACACAAACCGAGTTGGGATAAATCAAAGCGTGCCACAAAGCTGCCGGGGCGGCACACATAGCCGTCTTGCCGCTGCCGTTGGCTGCCTTTAGTGCAATCCTAGTTCCCGGCTTACTAAGGCTCTTCAGCACAGCCTTCTGCCACTTGTAGAGCTTTAAGCCAAAAACCTTCTCTGCAAAAGCGTCACAGTCCGATAGGGATCTCTTCCGCCCCTTCGGCTTTGATGTAGCAGTTTTTCCTTTGGATTGTGCCTCCTTCAATTGTTCTGTCGCTGAGCTCATAAATCTCTTTAATTACGTTCACCTTGTCCCCGTTGCCGGCTACCACTTTCTGAACCAGAAGGCAGTCCTCCAACAAATACAGCAACAGCGTAGGGACTCCAAACGCATAAGCCAATGCTTGCCCAGCCAGCAACTTGTCTGCCGGCATCAACATCGCCCCACTGTGCTGCGTCATCAAGGTGTTCAAATTAAACCGTCTCCACTTGATTTCTATTCCGTAACTCAAATCCCCCTCCCGGCACAGCATCCCGTCCAGCCGGCTCATCGTCACACCGCTACCAATGTGACTGTAATAATTCCCATCAGTCACCTTGTGCCGGAGATAAGCCGCCACAGCTTTAGCCTCCTTCTGTTTCGCTTGCTCAAAAGTCATCAATCCCTCTCCCACTCGTACCCGTTCCAAACCTCTGAATCCGACAGATGCCCCGTCTCCTTCGGGGGCTCAGCACGAAGCACAACCTCAGCCTTCTCCTGCG